GGCGGTTTTAGCGCTTGAGTAGCGCAACCGCCATGTTCTCACTTCCTCGTGGTAAAGGCTTCGGCCAATACCATGCTGGTGAGAGAAGGCAGACACCGTACCTACCGGAGATTACCGACATACCTTATCATCGTTCGGCAGTTACTCTTTCGGCCATACGTTCAGATCTTAAACAATTCGGCACAACACAGAAAATTGAGTACACTCCGACTCTCAAAGCAGCAATTGCTGACGCCTACAAAGAATTTGGCATAGGCGATGTAAAGATGCTTCATTTAAATGATGTCATGACGTACAAGGGCGTCGACATCTGGAATCGGTCTCCGGGTCTCCCCTGGCGACAACACGGCTACAAGACCAAGGGAGAAGTAGTCAGTGACATGGACGCGCAGCGCTCCATCAGGTGGTTCTGGCACCGTATCAAAGATGGTGCCCAAATGCGTGCCCCTGACTGCTCAGCGTTCACCCGATCCCACGTTTGTAAGGTAGGCGAGGAGAAGGTGCGCGCAGTGTGGGGTTACCCCATGACCATCACGATGGGAGAGGCAGTCTTCGCCATCCCCCTCATCGAGGCCTACAAGGCCCGAGGCTCCCCAATAGCCTATGGCTATGAGATCAGCGTCGGAGGAGCCAGAAAGATCTTTCGTGACATGCAGACGAGCGAGTTCAAGGCAGCGCTCGACTTGGAGTCGTTCGACAAACGCGTTCCCCGCCAGTTGATTGAACACGCGTTCGATATCCTGGCCCAGAACATCAACTTCATGGAGTACCGAGACCGAGGCATCGCTGATGTCCGCCGTAACATCAGGATGTGGGAGTATCTGAAGCAGTACTTCCTTGATACCCCGGTCCGCCTGTGCACGGGTGAGCGGTACCTGAAGCGAGGAGGCGTTCCCAGTGGTAGCTACTTCACGCAGCTGGTTGATTCGATCGTCAACTACATCTTGGTGGTCTGGCTTGCGTATGAGCTCACTGGGAAGAAGCCCCGCTACCTGAAGGTGATGGGGGATGACTCGATTGCTGGACTCGACTCACCGTTCCACCTGCATGAGGCTGACGCCCTGCTGAGAACGGTTGGCATGAAACTCAACGTGCCCAAGTCGATCCTCTCGAAGGATGTTGCCGATCTCACCTTCCTGGGGTACAAGATCAACAACGGAATTCCATCTCGTCCGTTTGACAAGTGGATAGCTTCGCTTGTCTACCCCGAGACGGAGGATGAGAGCTGGGACGACGTGGCAACGCGTGCCTTGGGGCTGCTGTACGCCAACTGCGGGGTGGATTCCTCGTTTGACAGGCTGTGCAGACACATCATCAACTTCAAGCCCTTCGACTTACACATCAGTCGGAGCTTGTCTCGTCTGCTCTGGTCCCTTGGGGTAACTGGCCTCGACAAGGCCGTCCCGAGCAGCCTTGACTTCTATCTGAGGCTGCTGTAGTACCATCATCATGGTGCGGAGGTAAAATATACACCGGGACACCACCACCCTCCG